TAGAGTGAAACCATCGGAAATAGCAAAGCCACGCTGAGAGAGTTAGCGCGGCTTTGCGACAAGGAAAAGAGAGGGAAACCTTGCCAGTAAATAAATTACCAGCAGAAACCAACGAGTTATTTGATGCAGTCCTACTTGGAGACTTTGCCAACGGCAGTCAAGAGTGGCACGATCTACGCAACGAACCAGGTGTGGTTGGTGGCTCTGACATTGGAGCAATCGCCGGACTTAGTTCTTGGGAGTCATGCATAACTAAGTGGGCAAAAAAGACAGGTCAGATTCCTGATGAGGTCACACCGAATATGAGCATGAAGCTCGGCACAATTCTTGAGTCACCTATCTTGAACTTGTTTGCTAATGAGCATCCTGAATTAGAAATCTACGAAACAGGAACATGGGCAAACAAAGAAAACCCTTGGGCTAGGTCTAACCCTGATGGTCTTTACAAAGATGCTGACGGCAACTGGGGAATCATCGAGGTCAAGTTCTCACGCGACTACTGGAGTGGTGTGCCACAGGCTTACCGCGCTCAAGTGCTTTGGTACATGAGAGTCTTTGGCATCAAGCAAGCCAAGTTGGTCGCGCTCGCAGGTTCAAGCTACATGGAGTTTGACATTGAGTGGGATGAGTTCGAGGCAGAAACACTTTGGGATGCTGCTGTCAGATTCAGACAGGCTTGCCTAGATATGAAAATGCCTTACTGGGATGGAAGTAACTCAACCCTAGAAACCATCAGGGCGTTATCGCCTGGCATTGTTGACACCGAGGTTGACCTTGATGATTTAGGGATGCACTACATAAACTCGGTTGACGAGTATGAGAAGGCTAACGCTAAAATGACAGACCTAAAGGCTAGAGTAATAAACGCAATGGATGGGGCAAAGCGAGGTCTAGTCTTTGGTGAGCATCTGCTCAGTCTTAGATCAAGAGCTGGTGGAGCGCCATACCTACACCACGAAAAGGGGAAGTAAATGGCACTAACGGATGCACATCCAGCCGAGGGTGGTCACACCCATCGAACCGCAAAAAAAGCCTATGTGCTTATGCTGCTAGCAAAACAAAAAGCCAAACAGGAAAAGAAAGGGAAAGACAATGGCACAATTCAACCTAAATGATTATGAGCCGGTGGAACAGCGAATCAAAAGGCTGTATAAAGACCACAAGGATGCTCGTATAGTCACCGACAACATCACCACAGCTCAAGACCGACAGGTTGGAACTTGGGTTACTAAAAGCTACATCTACCTAACCGCTGAGGACCAAGAAAAGGGCTTACCAAAAGCAACTGGTCTAGCGTTCGAGGTTGATTCAGCTAAAGGGCCACAAGCTACATCGGCACTAGAGGTATGCGAAACCAGCAGCATCGGTAGAGCATTAGCTAACGCAAACTATTCAGGCAACAAGAGGGCTAGTCGCGAGGAGATGGAAAAGGTTGCCAGAGATGCAAGACCAAAAGCAACCGCTAAGGATTGGCTTGCTATGACCGAGGCGTTAGGCAATGACATCGAGGGTTTACGATTGTTATACAGCCAAGCTAAAACAGGTGGCGCAACCGATGACATACTCGACAAGATCAAGGCAATCGCTAATGGACTTACAGGCAAAGAGGATTCTGCTGGCCTCAATTCTTGAAACCCAAGAGTGCCTACAAGAGCAATTTGAGATAGGCGACTTCGATTCAATAAGTGTCATTTGGAAGTTACAAAGAGAGAAAGCTGAGAGGCTAAAAAATGGAGATTATTACACCAGGCCACATAGTCGAGGAACTACAAAGGCTGACCAAGGAGATGGACAAGGGAGCTAACGCTCTCTACGATGCCGAGTGCAAGCTGGCAGATGCTGATTCAGCGTATGACCGAGCTGTATCGCTGGCCTTCCTAAACAACTCTGGGACAGTAGCAGACCGGCAAGCTGTGGCTAAGTTGCAAGCAGTAGAGGAAAAGCTAAGGGCTGACCTTGCTAGGGCTGAGTACAATCGCATCAAAACCAAGATGAAAACCCTGTCAGACCAAGCAACCATGATGGCTGTGATGAGCAAGAATGTCGAACTTCAATGGCGACATGCCTAGCTGGTAGCCTTATCGGGTGATAGCCGAATCCTGCTCTTGTGGGGCCAAAATAAAGACTGATGATGCTCAGGCAATCAAGCTCGTTCGAGAGTGGCGGCGTAGGCACACCTGTATAACCGACAACACCGACAACACCGACATTGTTGAGGCAGTCAATGGTGGGGTTTCTGACAACACAATCGCTTTAGGCTTTCAACCTGGTGAGATGCCAGCCAAGATTTATGATCCGTTCGATGACTAAAAAACAGTTCCAGAAATACCTAGAGCGCGACCTTGGATGTTGGCATTGTGGCACTCAAGGCGATGACCTAATTCCACACCACAGGCTCAATCGAGGCATGGGTAGTAAGAATCATCTGGCTAATCAGCCAAGCAACATCATCGCGCTATGCGCTGAGGCTAACTTTAGGCTAGAGGCTGAACCTACTTTTGCCGAGCTAGGTCGCAAGCTGGGCTGGAAGCTAAGAAACCATGAAACGCCTACTGAAGTGCCTATCTTTGGGCATGGTGGCTGGTGGCTACTCAATGACGACTTTACAAAAGACTTGCTGGAATCCGACCCTGAAATGTATTAGGTGATACAGTCCAAACAAGGGCCTGGATTAGACTCGACTATCAGTAAAGCCGATGAGGAATCTGACTAGGACTCGGGTGCAACTCCCGACAGCTCCACGCTAGAGTACCTTTCTAGTGCTAAGGTAAAAACATAACTGAATAAAAAAGTGCCGCCCAAGGATCGGAACCCTTGAACGGCAAGATACCAACAAACAGACTGTTGGCATCATTACTAAGTGTAGTGTGCCAACCCGAATAGGAAGGCACATTTAGTGTTTAACTGGGACAATCTAACGCTGGCAGAGATTCTGCCTTATTACGGCAACAACATATTCATGGCTGAGATGGACTACAAGGCTATGGGTCTTGATGCCGGACAATGGGCGATGCTGGTCAAGCAAGCCTTCGACACCAAAGTAGTCAACGCAACTGTATTGATGGTCATGCTCGACAGAGCGAGTGTCGCATGAGCATTGAAGCTGTATCGCTCGTTCTAAACCAATCCAAAGCAACTGGCAGGGCAAAGCTTGTGCTACTTGGAATTGCTAACCATCTTGGAGATCAAGGTGCTTGGCCTTCCATTAGTACATTAGCCAGGTATGCCAATTCCTCAGAGCGTTCGGTAAAGCGTGACATCCAAGAACTCATTGAGCTGGGTGAGCTAAAGGTTGAGGTACAAAACGCACCAACTCGAACTCAATACAAGACCAATCTTTACTGGCTCACAATCGGGTCAGGGGTGACAGATTCAGCATCAGGGGTGACAGACTGGGTAAGCAGGGGTGACAGCTTAGGTAAATCAGGGGTGACACCTGTTGGCACGCAAAACATAATATTAACCATCAAAGAACCATCAATGAAACAGGCTGATATTGACTTTGATAATTTCTGGAAACTGTACCCAAAAAAGGTAGCCAAAGCTGATGCTCTAAAAGCCTGGAAAGTTGCTACTAAAAAGAAAACCGCTGATGAGTTATTGAAGCTGACCAAAGCCTACGCTGAGGGAAAGTTGCCAGAGGATAAATACATTCCCTACCCAGCCTCATGGCTAAACAAAGAACTTTATGAGAGTGTTGAACTCGCTGAAGCTAAACCATTGCCTAAGCTGTTTATAGGGAGAGTCAAGTGACACAATTTGAGCAGTCAGTAATCGGGTCAATCCTGCTGACCAATGGCAAGGCACTAGAGGAACTTACGCTCAGTCCAGCAGACTTTGACGATCTCCAGAATGAGCGCATCTACAAAACCCTGCTAGAGATGAAGGCAGGTCGCCAACCGATTGATGTGATGACAGTCGGTGCAGCTCTGCCAAAGTTAGCCAGCTATCTCCATGACATCGTTACGGCAACACCAACAGCTTCATCGGTCAAGTTCTATGCCAGCAAGGTAATCGAGGAAGCCACAAGGCGCAGACTAGCTATCGCCGGCACGATGATTCACAGCAAGGCACAGCATGAGGA